TTCCAACACCTTTAGGTTTAACAGACATTTTACCTTCTTTGGTTTCAGATTTTTTAGACTTTTTGTGATGATAAGATTCATGAACATCGTCCATTTCTTCGTCCATTTCTTCTTCGTCCATTTCTTCTTCGTCCATTTCTTCTTCGTCCATTTCTTCTTCCATTTCTTCGTCAATGTCAGAATCAGAATCTTCATTAAATTCTATTTCATAAACAATTTCATCTTCTTCAGTTTCATATTCATCAGAATTAAAATCGTTATTTTTAGGTTCGAAAATGCTGTCAATTACTGCTTGAGTCTGTTTGTCGGACATTTCTTCATTATATTCCATACTTTCGTAATTTTCTTCCATTGATTCTCCGAGTTTGATTAGATATTCTACATCAGAATTGTTATCAACAAGATGAACGTCATTATCATCTTTTTTTATGATAATACCGTCTTCTTCATCCATTGACTTGAAAACTTTAAGTAAAAAATCATCATCTTCGATGTCAGACAAATCAATTGGTTCATCCAAAGACATGTCATCCATAGAATCTTCCATATCCATATCGTCTGATGGAACACCAGTTTCGATACCTTCAATAGATGAATTAGAATCAACTTCTATTTCATTATCAGCATCATCGTCGATGTCAACATCGTCAACTTCTGCGTCTACTTCTATCTCATCTTGTTCAGAAAGAGATTCTTTTACTAATTGTCCGATTTCTTCCTTCATTGTAGAAGCAAGTATTCCTTTTGCATTTTCTGTAATAGCCTCTTCAACATTTTTCATTTGAATTAGGGCTTCTTCAACAAGATTCTTATTTTCTTGCATAGTAGTATTATTTTATTCAATAAATAGTGTGATAATTGAAAAAAGTTAAAAAAAAATAATACGACCGTTAATAAAGAATAAAATAAAAAAAGGTGGTCGTTATGACCACCTTTTTTTATTCTTCGATAACTTCATCGATTTTACTCTCAGAAACCGCGGTTATTCTCCATTCATACGAAAAACTTTGATAAACTTTGGTTACCTTGGCTTCTACATCGGTAACTGAATAACCTTTAACTAGTTTCTCTTCTCTAATCTTTTTTATTTTACCCGTATTGTCATCGGGCAAATCGTAGCTGATTTTTGCTACAAAATACTTTTCGTCCATTTGTATTATTTTCCTAAATAATCGGATAATTTTTTCATCAAATCAATAGAATGACTCATATCACCAGAAGAAACTGTTTTAATCTTTTTTTCTTCTTCTAATTTCTCATCGTATTTATCCCTATCATTAACATCATCAAAAAGATAAGCGCCAGGAGTAGATGGAGAATGAACAATATCAAAACATAGTAGTTCATAGTCACCTTGAACTTCATTTCTTTCTCCCACCTTTTTTAGTGTTCCAACTCCCCTTGATGATATACCTAAAGTAACCCCTTGTCTTAATAAGTTGGCCGCTTGGTCTCCCTTTGTTGATACAATACCTCTTTCATGAAACCCTGGTGAAGTTAACATCTTTAACTTACCCATGAGTATATTTTTGTCCCACCATATGTCTGTGATTATGTGAGAAACTCTGTCTAAGTCAATAAGAGAAGATTCAGGATGGTTTAATTCTGACGTGGCTAATCCTTTTTTTATTAATGATTTATATTTTTCTGCTTCTCTTTTTAATATTTGCTCAGGGTACCATCGTCCGTTTCTATTTGCAGTATCATATTTTTGCAGTATTGCATAAAACTCAAATGGATTTCTATAGTCAACTTCCTTACCTTCTGTTAGCGATTTAAGATTGAGTTCATATGTTGGAGATATTACACCAGCATCCATTTCAACAAGGATACCGTGTCCTATTTCATGTCCTTCTAAAATTCTAAGTTTTTCCATTAAATCTTTTAAGATAAATAGTATGATAAATGAATAGTTACTATTTTCATTTTTTGGTTAATGAAAATTCAAAATAAGAATTATTATTAAGATTAGTATGGTTTATATTTTTTACTATTTTTTTTATAGAGTCTTTCAAATTGTTAGACTTAAAATCTAACTCTTTTTCTAAAAATAAATTGATTTCTAAGTTGAAGAAAGATTTTTTACCTGAAGATATTCCACTTGTTCTCAAATCCAAGTCAACTATCGAATTCTTAATAAAAATTGTCTCATCTATTGAATCATACACCGTATGTTTTAATTCTCTACTTAAATTACAAACTACTCTATTCCAATTTTCTAACTCTACTTTAGGAGACGCCCATGATTGTATGTTTATGTATAAAGACTTTAAGTTTTTGGAATCTACTGTACCATACACCGATTTAAATGAATTTGACAAATTCATCTTCACACTTTTTCCTTTTTTCATTAATTTTCACGTTACAGATAAGTTTATTTTCAATAAACATAAGATATAATAGGTTTATAGTCAAAAAAATATAAATAACGATATATTTGTAATATATGTTGATAATAGAAATAAAAGGTAATGAAAGTATTGACAGAGCTCTGAAAGTTCTTAAATCAAAAGTGATTAAAACTAAACAGCAACAAATTCTATTCGAAAGAAAAGAATTTGTAAAAAAGTCAGTAGTAAAGAGAAAACAAATGCTTAAGGCTCAGTACACACAGAAAATTAAAAATTCTTAAATAGACTCAGTTAATTTTTTTAGTCTTAAAAAATTAATTTGACTAAACTTATCCTCGTTTATTTTAAGAATTGTTTCTTCGAGCCTTTTCTTTGTTTCGTCGTCGTCCTCATTCTCCATTATGGGATTGAGTTTTTCTAGTGCAATTTGTTTTAGTGAATTGAATTTGGATTCTAATTCAGTAGAATCTTCTTTTATAATTTCAAACAAATCTTTTTTGGATGCTTCATCTAAATTATCCAAATAGGATTGGACTGTTTGGTTAGCAATTTTAACCATACTCGTTATTGGTATGTTAATAACAGATTCTGTAAGTTTTTTGTTTTCTTGTATTTTGTTTACAATCGTTTTTTTCATCTGCACCCTTTCGTTCAAACTTACATGAATTCCATCGTAAACTAGTTCATCAATAAACTTATATTTGTTTTTTACCGAAGATTCCCCAATAATTTTTGGTAATTTTACTTTTGGCAAAATACTTCTAATTAAAGTAATTCCTTCTGACAAATATTCTTTTGCATCTTCTTCTGATAAACCTTGTGGGGTAGACAAATCATCATATAAAGAATATAATTTTGATAAATTTGTATTATTCAAAATATTATGTTTGAATTCATTTATTGATTTCTTAAATGATTTCTCATCTTTATAAGACTCTAAAAGATTTTCTTCTATGATAGATTTTATTAACCCGAATGTCATAATTTGTATATTTTAATTAATAAATATTAGTCACCCAATAACTTATTCAATTCTTCTTCAATTTCTTTCAAAGATTCCTGGCCTGTATCCATTCTTATAAAATGCGAACCATCCAAAACACTATTTTCGACTAAAATATTCAGTCTGTTTATTCTAGATTCAGGAGTAACTGCTGCAGGTTCTGCCTCACCACCAGAAGGTGGTTCAGACGCCGATGGTTCTCCAAAGGCAGACGGTTCAGGACTTGAGAACGATTCCATTCCTTCAGGACTTGGTTCACTTCCTGATGCTGCAGGTTGCGTACCCCCACTCATACCACCATAAAGTTTGTCGATATTATCAAATATACCTGTTTTAGTAATTACTGTTGGTGTTTGTTTAAGTTCTTCACCTATAGCTCTTTCAAGTCTCTGTTGTATTAAATCTATCCTAATTTCCTCATCAGAAAAATTAAATATATGCTTTTTAGCCCAAGTAGATGAAGTTGCCTGTATACCATTTCCAGGGTCTGAGACTAAATCTTTATATAATAATATTTTTTCTTTATAAACATCAATCTTTAACAAATCCGCCTGAGTAGAAGGGTTTGTTAATCCAAGTTGGAAGTTATCAATCTCATCTTCAAATCCTAGTAAGAATAGATGTATAATTGCAATTTTATTCATTTCTTGCAACATACTTTTTTGTATTCTATTGATTGTCCTTGCAAAACGAATGTCCTGTAAGGATAAATTTTTACCATCTCCAACAACCTCTTCAAATCCCAAGAATGCTTTAGGAACCCTTAATGCGGTTAATAGTTTTTTCTGAATATATTCAATATCGGCAATCTCAGATAAGTTTTGTGCACCAGCCAAAGTTTCAATAGGGCTTGGAGTTGCAGGGTCTCTAACAGGAATGAAATAATCTTGGTCTACTGCCATCTGATTAAATCTCAAATCCACATTACCTGTTTTTTGGTCAACAACTTGTTGTCTTTTGAACTTATCAGCAACACGATTCACATATGCTTCCACATCATCGTCATTCATGTTTCCAACAAAAACCTTAAAAACCCTTCTCTCAGGTGCTCTTGATGTTCTATAAATCATCATCGCATCTTCAGATAATAAAAGTTGTTTCCAAATCCTTCTGGCTTTTTCTAACATTGATGTCCCATAAGGAAGTTTTCTATCATCACCTAATAACCTAAAGTGCGCAATTTCCCACGTTTGGAACGTCATGTTTTTTTGTTTCCATTCAAAAGTCAAAGCCTTTTTCGCTTCTTCTTGTCCCAAATTAACGGGAACTTTATCGGAAATACCGACCTCATGTCTTACAATTTCAATATTCGGCAATTGTTGACAACCAACAACGCCCTTTTCAGGGTCTAATTTCAAATAAACAAAATTATCACCATACTTACATGTGTTTCTTGTCCACATAGGTAAGTTTGTATTGATATCTAATGAGTTATTAAAAAGGTCAGCAAGAACTGATTTTATTCTTTTAGATTCAGAATATATTTGTAGCATAAACCCATCTTCATTTACTGTTGTGGATTCTTCAGAATATATATCTAATGCCGCAGATATCTCTGGTGTATATTCCATAGATTCATAGTCATATACTGCGGACAACCTTGTTGGTTCATAATAAACTGCTTGAGAATAAAGATTGTTTTCGATTTTAGACCATTGACTGGCCAAAAAGAAAGTTTGTTTGGCTTGGAGTTTTTCTTTCTCGTATTCTGCCTTATCCTGAGTTCTTAATAATTCTTTTTTATCAAATTTGAAGTTGGGATAATCTTGCCCCAATAAAGAATTTGGCCCGAAGGTTTTACCTAGTCTCTGCCATATAGTTAAGTTATTATCAGCCATATTGTAATTTTACGTTTAAGTCTTGATAATATAAATAGTTGGCATCAATAGAACAACCACCTATATTTTTGATAATCACTTTTACTAGGACCTTCGTTTGGAAAAAACTGCCTTTTATCGTTTGTTTGTGGGATTAACGGATTAAAAAATTGTGATGAGTTTTTATTCTCATTTACAGATGTTGACCACGAATCAATCATTGCCTTCGTATGATTTAGATTCTTGGTTAATTGTTGAAAGGATTTTTCTGCAACATATGTTGCCATCGAAATACCCATAATGCAGTCATCATGATGACCTTTTTGATGGTCAGGCCTACCATTAATGTATATGAAAGTATTCATCTCATTATACAATCTATGAGACCTAACTTTGAAACCATGTCTAACAGATTCTTCAAAAGATGCAATTATCTGAACCCTTTTGCTATTGAAGTTTATACCGGGTATTCTTTCATTTATTTTTGGGTCCCACTTCCATTTATTCGTTGTTTCAATATTATCAACATATAAATTCTTATAATTTAACTCTTGCATTTTTCTGGCAGTTGAAACTCCCATACCTCCAGTTAAATCAATAACACAAAACGCGTCATACATTGTACCCCACTTATATGCAATCTCAGCAACAACATCAGGGGGAACTTTTGCAACATATTCCAACACCTGTTCCTGTTCATCAAAGTCTATTATTTCAATACACGAAAAATCTTCAGAATCTCCTCTTGAGACATCGACACCCATAACATATTTATGTCCGACCACAGGTTCTTTCCAAATCCACAATGCTCCGCCCATTAACTTTGCCCCAGGTTCCTGTAAAGTATTTTTTGATATATTTTGTAGAACATCAGATTCAAATACATTATCACCAGAACCCAAGAAGTTACACTCTAATTCCTGTGCAACTTTTCTTCTATCGAATTTTAGTTTCTTAACCATACCTTCAAACCAAGATGAACTTGGTTTGTATCCATTCTTAATGTAATCGTCAACAATTTTATGGTCTCTTTCGTATGGTTTATCTGTCGATAAATCTATAATATCGCTACTTGAGTATTCTTCACGATTAAGTAAAAAATGAACCAAGTCATTTGTTTTTACCATATACAAATCTTTGGTATAACGAGGGTCTCTATACCAGAACATTTCCGATATCTTAAACTCGTTCATACCTCTTAAAGATTGGTCATATATTTCATAATATATTTGGTCATATCCATTGGGAGTGGATACAACAATAACCTTACCACCTGTAGAAAGTGAGGCCATACAAGCCGCCCAAAAATCAGAATCGGCCTCAATGTATGCCGCCTCATCAAATACAAGTATGGTTGGGGTGTATCCACGGAGAGCGTCCTTTGATGTTGCAACGGCTTTAACCTCACAACCATTGGTCAACTTGAAATGTCTTTGAGAGTTTTTTTCTTGTGAAAATCCAACACCGACCCATTGAGGCCATTGTTCTGTAAACCCTCTAATCTTATTAGCCATCTCAACAGCGGTATCGAGTTTGTTGGCGATTATTAGTATTTTTTCAGGTTTGGTTTTTTTTGCAAAAACTAATTTCTTAGATGCCCATGCCGCAGTCACGGTAGATACTCCGGCCTGTCTGTATTTCAGAGCAATGTTTTCATTATACTTTTCATAGTCCTCAATAAGACTTTCTTGGTCAGGAAATAAGTCTAACGGAACATATTTTGATACCGTATTATCGTATGTCTGTAAATAAGTACGAAGTGCATATGGAGTATTTCTCATGCACTTCGTAACTTCTATTATTAATTGTTCTTTTGTCAAAATTAATCTTCTCTTGAAATGCCCATGCTAGATAGGAAATCATCGAAGTCGTCATCGTTCAAATCGTCAGAGTCTGAAGAACTACCTTGCTGTTTTTTGTATTCCTCATATTCCTCTTTAAGTCTTTGAGCTTCTTTCATAATTTCTTCAAATCTAGCAGTTGCTCTTTTATTTTTTGATTCGTCCTTATCAATTACATCGGCCATAATTCCTAAAAATTCTTTTGGCTCTATTTTGAATAATTCTATTTCAAACCAATTTATAAGACCTTTGTTTTCAGGTTTGAAAATAGCATCAGGCATTGCCATTCTGAATTTTTCCTGCATTCCTGGACCTATCCTTAATTGCATTGGTTCGTTTGATAGTAAGTCAGTTTGACCCATTACTTTTTGTGCCATTTCGGTATCCTGAGGGAGTCCGTATCTTGCATTGACTTCCTTTATACCTTTAATAATTTCATGACAAAGTATTGGAAAAATCAAACCAAACGCTTTAATTGTAGTGTCAGGACTTTCTTCTCCACCCTCTTCTTCATCTTCAGGGTCTCCACCGTTACTATCTAATTCAACTTTACCAGCAACACCTTGTCCTGTCTGACTCATCATTTCAATCATTTGTTCCATTGTGAAATAGAAAAAATCATTGATTGCCATAATTTTATTGTAAAGTGGAAATAATTGAGGGTCGATAGAATCTAATTCTTCTCTGACCTCAGGTTTTCTAAAAACATAATGTCCCTTTTTTGCCGCCCCTTGTATAAGAGCATTAATCATATTTCTTTTATGTTTCTCCAATTCCAATTCCTCTTGAGGCGTTAAATCTTCGATATTAAATGATTGGAATTTCAATTGTTCTTTTTTATCTTCTTCCTCTTCATCATCCTCTTCTTCTGGTTGATATCTGAAATTAGAAGTATCAATTGGAGCTTCGTTCAAATACATTTCGAGATTAACCCAAGACTCATCAAATTCAGTTTCATCAAAACTTACTTTTTTTGCAAGTTCTTTTAGTTCTTGTTTGTGTCTACTCTCACGACTCATAACATCACGAGTTGCATTCATCATTTCACCCATCAACATTTGCTTAACGTGGTTTGGAGACAAATCTTCAATACCAGTAACTTGCTTTAAGGCATCAACAACGTCACCAAATCTTTGAGATACTAATCTCTGAACATCTTCAGAACCTTTTCTCATTGCAGGATTAGAAGAGTAGATGTCTTCACCAGACCTTAGTTTTCTTTCAAGATTTGGGTCCATTCTTTCTCTTCTTCCACCATAATCTATTTGTTCTTTTATTTTTTTCATTTTCTTAACATTTTCATTATAGTATCGATTATTTTTTCCTTCGCTTCTTCTGGTTCTATCCTATTCGCCTTAGGTGCGGGATTAGTATTTGGGTTAGGATTTTTTCCAGGATGTACAGGTGTTTTGGTTGGTTTCGGAGGAGTTTTTGTTCCTGGATTTGTTTTAGGATTAACTTTAGGTTTTGATGGAGCAACTGCGGGAGAATCTTCAGAAACTTCCTTATTTGATTTTTTTGCTTTAGGTGAAGGATTAGTATTTGGGTTAGGATTTTTTCCAGGATGTACAGGTGTTTTGGTTGGTTTTGGTGGGGTTTTTGTTCCAGGCTTTACTTTAGGTTCTTTTACAGGTGCAACGGCTGGTTCCGATTCAGACAAATACTTCACCAAATCCTTTTTTGTGATTTTTGGTGGAAGGTGAGTTTCTAATAATTCCATAATCTTATTTTCTATTGACGAAGTTAAGGAATTATTGTTTTCGTCCAAAGATTTTTTTACATCACGAACACATCTTTCAAATTTTGCGTTTTTCTTCGGACCTAGTTTTGCGTGACATATTGCCCATGGGTTTTGTTTGTCTTTATTCTTTTTCGCTTCAGACATTTCACCCTCTTTTGTAATTGTGATTCCACCATCAGGATTCATTTTAACCGAACTTCCGCCAGGAACTGTTTTACCTTTAATTTCAGATGCGCTATAGGTTGTTTGTGTCGCATTTTTTGTTACCGCTTCTTTTGTTTCTTTTTGTTTTGAAAATAGTTTCTCGTGAAGTTTTGAAACTTGTGATTCGCTAAGATTAACCGCAGTTTTAACAGGTAATCCACTTTTTACAAGTTCAAACAATTTTATATTATTTTTCATATATTACTTTTTTTTCGAATTCGAGAATTAAATCTCTTTCGTAAAGTTTATTTTTTATATTTTCTTCAGTTTCACCGAACCTAAATACTAATCTTTTTGTTTGATTATACATGTCTGATTCCCAAGCCAAAGACACAACATCATCGAGAGCGTCAGTCATACAAAAGAAATCGGAGTTTTGTATCAACTCCAATTTTATATCGGTGTTTTTCAAAACTCCTACTTTTTTAACATGTTCCAAACTTGGTGGTTGAGGATAACTACCACAAGGATTTGAATCCCATCCTTCGCCCCAAACATCTAATTCTTCAGAAAAAATGAATTCATAGATGTTGTCTCCTTTATAGTTAGGTCCTAAACCATTAACATATATCAAATAACTCATAGTATTAATCCTTCAGGTGTTATTTTTCTTTTACCATTTTTATTCTCAAAAATCAAGTTTGACTTATTAGTTTTACCTACAAATTTGTAACTATGATTTTCTTCTAAAAACTTGATACTAGATAACTCCTGTTCGATTGATTCACTGTGTCTTCTTATCTCACTGAATGTCTTTTCTCTACGTTTATTTTCGTTTATTTCATTTTTAATCTTTTCTGAACTTGTAAGTTCAAAATAATTTGAAATAACCTTATCTATTTTTGATTCACCAAATATACTATCATATATTGAAGAATATTCTTCCATTTCAGATTCAACAGGAACATCCATATCTGTTTGAATATCTTCTACTTCACTATCACCTGTAATATCTTCATCATCCGAAGGTTCCATTCCCATATCGTCGTCAGTCATGTCCATGTCCTCATCTGACTCAAACTTTGAAAGAACATCTTCTTTATCTTCTTCAGATAAATTAGTTAAATCAAGCGAAGACAACACCATATTAATAACGTATTTAATATTCTCAGATGTTAATCCTTTTTCACTTTCATATTCTCTGATTTTTTGTGTAAGTTTTCCTGTCAATTTTTGTATTGATTTGAATGTAACTTCTTCTTCAGAACCTGATGGTTCTGATTCTACACCCATTTCATCATCCACCGGCATATCATCTATTGGCATATCGTCTGACGGCATTTCAGAATCACCATCACCTGACTCAGGAGATGGTGGAAGTTCTGGTGAAGGAACTGGTGGAGGTTCTGCAGGAGGAGCTGCAGGTGCAGGAACATCATCCATTGCAGGTTTTGGTGTTTTTAGAACAAACTTCTTTTGCTCACCAAACAAACTAATACCTTCATCATTCTCATTTAATCTATTTAACTCTTTTGCCATCAAGTTAAGTCTTTTCAATGCCTGAGAATAAGATGAAAAATATTTTCTATTTTTCATAGGTTCAATGTAATCTGTTTGTGATTCAGAAATTGTTTTCTTAATAATATATCCTGATTTTTCTTTAACTATTTGATACTGATTTCCATCAGACAAACCGATTGAATATTCCGTTGAAGAAATATCTTTAGAATTTGAAGGTGGTGCTTCGTTGTATCTAGCAATCTCCATAATTCTTTTAATCTTTTCTTGTCCTGTTAATTTTTCGCTTCCTATTGGTTTCAAATCTGCCATTTTATAGTAATTTAATTATTTTAGTTATTTAATCCGTTTACACCGCCTAAAGTTATTGAACTCAAGTCTATAACGGTTAATCTTCTTTCTGGTTGATAATTTATCGGATGTGGAACATTTCCATATTGTGCTGTCCAACTACCTCCGCTAAATGAACCGAATATTTCATTTGTATAATCATATTGAACATTGACATCCAAAACACCAAAAGGTGTTGATGATGGTGTATATGTTGGAGTTACTGAAGGTGTTATTGTAGGAGTTATCGAAGGTGTTGGTGTAATAGTTGATGTTACGGTTGGAGTTTGAGTGTTTGTTGGAGTAATTGATGGAGTAGGTGTATTTGTTGATGTTATGGTTGGTGTTACTGTTGGAGTTGGTGTATTTGTTGGTGTTACGGTTGGAGTTAAGGTTGGAGTTAAGGTTGGAGTTGGTGTTGGTGTTGGGGATGGTTCAGGTTCAACAGTCAAAAATATTGAATCTGGAACTGTATCAGTAGTATATGTTATCGCATAGTTTCCTGGAGTTAAATCCAACGAAGTTATTGTTTGTCCTGTAAATGTTATTGTAAAATTTAAAACTTGTGAACTAGTGTACCCTGATGGTAATTTTATTCCTGGTGCACTATCTATACTAAAGACATCTCCTGTTGAAGAATCTGCATAAACAGTTGAGGTTGTACTTCTAAAGTCAAAAGAATTTCCTGTTGCGTTCATAATAAAATATGAACACAATTGCTCACCCTCAGGACTTGCAAAGTTAATCAAATCATCAGACACTGAACCTGAGTAAGTCGTACAACTACTGTTGTCAAAAAGACCTGTGGTATCTATTGTGCCTGACCCAGAAAAAATCACGTCATTACCAACCTGACGAGCAATTATATTTACTGCCATTTATTTTTTTCTTTATAAATATATGTTGATTACTAATTATTTAATAATATCTAACAATTAGAACTTAATACACCTAATTAACCTCTCAGTAATTGCTCTTTCCACAGATAATTCTTTATCTATATTCTTATTGATAGTATCGAAAAGTTTGGTTATATGACCAGACCTTCTTAGGAATTTGAAAACCAAATTTTCGTAAGATAATTCTCCTTCTTTCTCTAAACCTGATTTTCTATATTCTTTAAGTTTGTTTTTCAACTTATCCAAATCTTTTCCTTTCTTAATTCCTTTCTCAATTTTCTCTATCCAGCAATCTATTTTTTGAACTAATATCTGTTTGTTGATTTCAGGAAATTCGTTTTTTGGTTTTTCAATCCACTCATCGTTCATTACAGAATAAAGACCGGTACTTGTATGTTTTTCCTCTTTCTCTTGTGCATACAATTCGACATCATAACCTAATATTTTTATATCGTGACTTTCATTAAAGATATATTTTCTTGCATCAAATAATTCTTTTCTTATTTTTGCTTCCTTTTTGTATTCTTTAAAGTCAATCAAAATATGTAAATCAAAATCAGAGTATTCTGACCAGTTATAATTAGAAAGTGAGCCTGTAAGAGTTATGTCCTCAACAGGAACATCATCTCCCAAATAATCAATAAATTTTTCCGCAATTTTCATCAAAGCCTCTCTAACCTTAGGTTTCAATTTTGAGGTTTCAACATCATCATAGTTTTCCCATATCTTTGGATTCAGAGTATCTTTGAGTGAAAAACTTTTAAGTATTTTTGTAAATTCTCCCATGTCTTATAAATACAACAAAAACTACACTTTTTTATATTTATATTTTTTTGATATTTCTGTTGTAAAGAACTTGCCCTGTGATTCTGCGTTTCTGAATTTTGTATAAATCTGATGTGGAACTTCATCGTATTCGTATTTCAAATTATTGTTAAATTCTACCATAAGTTTTTTGGTTTCGGTATCATATTCTGTTTTCTTTATATTTGAAGATTTGATTTCGTTAATAATCTTCGTTCCTTTGATTTCTTCTCTTAAGATTGCCATTTTATTATGTTTTTATTCATAAATCTTAACAAACAAAATAAAAAAGTATTCTTTTTATTAGATGAAATAATTATTTATATGGAAATTCAAGAATTAGGAACTCAAGATAAGAATATGTATGGTTCAGGATTAGAACACGCAATATATGCATCCAAAAGTAATCCAAATGTATTATTTAAGGTTGGACATAAGGATAGTGTTAATGAATGGTTTGAATTATTCAAAAAACATCCAAATCTATTTCCCAAGGTATTCAGGTCAGGAAAACTGCAAGACAAAGACTATTATTATGTCGAAATAGAAAAATTGGATACTGGAAAGTTTGAAGATAATTGGGATATGTTGGAAGAGTCTTTGGAGGATATCGGAGCTGTTGACCCTGACGAAGGAGAATCATTTAGTGACTTATACCTAACAAATGGGTCAGACGCAGAAATATTCAAAAATATTGCGGTTAAGTTATCAAAACATAATAAGGATTCTTACAATTTTTTTATTGAACTTCTTACTTTAATTAAAGATTGTGAGAGAGCACAAAATTCATTTTTGAATAAAGATACCATAGTCGATGCTCATAAGTATAATTTTGGGTATTCTTCAGACGGAA